GCCGTAACTAGAGACTCAGTATCAAGTAAGGAGAGTAAGAACTCCCCAGCTGTTGACTGAGCTCCAGGAGCCAGACCGAACTCGCATTCCTCGCACCTGCATCTCTGCATATGCGTGCCCTTGCGGACAATAGCCTCCTTGTAGGAGGCTATTCGTTGCAGTTCAGCCCAACCCGGGACCGCGGCGTCTTTAATGACGCGGGGGCGGACGACCCATGAATACACTTCGGTGACGAACAACTTCTCGTTATAACGGGAACGTATGTTCAGCCGACGATTCTCATGAGCCGCCTTTTTCCGGCAGTCCACTAATGCGATGATGTCTATTTCCGAAGAATCGGAATAGGGCACCACCCTTTCTTTCTGAATCGCTCCAGAAAGGAAGTCGCAGCAGTGGTAGTAACCTCTTCTCTCGAATGCGTTATGAAGCGCAACCCAAGAGACTAAGGTCGAACCAGGTAAGCGAGGACACCATGTCGTACTCATTTTGAGTGGGGTAACATCGACGCCTTTATAGGCGTCGCACCCGCAGGATTCCCTAAAGGACCTGCCGACGCAGCACTTCCGCTCATTGAACTCTAGTCCAAAGAACGGAAGACGCCGCCGAATGATATCTTGGTCTTCGATATCACAGATGATGTCATCGCCGTACACATAGACAGACTCGAGCTTCCGTTTTCGGTCTCTCGAGACTGCAGCGGGCGACGAGTACACTAGGATAGGATTCCCGGTTAAGGGATCCGTCCTAGTGCTCGTCGTTGTACGCCACGAGTCTATGTCGTACGCGATCGCAGCGACAGATAGTGCCCAGAATACGAGCGCCTCAACGGGAAAGCAAACTGCTGATCCCATCGGAGCGAACTTCTTCAAGGGCACTATTTCACCAGTCGGGAGGCGAGTGCTCGTGGTCCGGCACGCATTTAGCGCGCTGAACCATAGCGGGGGAAACAAGGCTTGAACAAGGCCTAGACTCACCCTATCACTCGCATCCTTCATATCAAGTGTAGCCCGGCACCCGTCAAGGGATGCTTGGAGAGCCAACGTACGGTTCACGCTCTGGTCAGTGAAATTCACTTTTCCACGCGTTAAAGGATGATCTTCAATGGCTTTCACCATGATTTTCATCAATCCCTGTTGGATCCACTGGTACTCCAGCGGCTCACATGATATTAAACGAGGGCCCCTTGAGTCCTTTGGCACCAGTACGACTTTCGCCGTACCAGTGTCAAGCTCCTCAAGAGTTAAGAACCCCCGCAAGTCGTCGCACAAGTGCGTCGAGTTGTAGTAGAACCAAGTCTCATATGGAAACTCCAGGGCTAACGTCCTGTAGAATCTTTTAAAGACTGGCTTTTCCCAACTCTTTTCGCCTGTAGCAACGGCGCCGGGCCCGTGTCGTGGTGAGAATGACTCCTCACACTTGGGATTAACACCGTTCAGGACCTTACGAATAAGGCCTCGAGCGTATTTGATCATCCAAGCTTCACAGGGCGTCAGATCCTTTAGATCATATGATGTTCTAAGGGAACTGTCGACGTTCTTAAATCGAGTAATGACATCATTACTCAATCGCTCGTCAAGCGGTAACTGCAACTTGTAAAACAAGTAGCAAATTTGCCGTATTGACCGTAGTGCCGTTGGGGACGCATCACTGCGTTCCCAATTATCAGCATCGAACACTTCGCTAGTCAGGGCCGCGAGAAATCGCGGTCTAGGCACATCCTTTTGGTTTTTAAACCCAAGGATGGCGAGCGGAGTGTCAGTCGAAAGAGCCAAGTCAACGGCTTTTCCGAAGGAGGGGAGAGTTTTTGTTAAGAAACTCAGACCCTCACGGCGAGTTCGATTTTCTATCTCTAGAAAATCTCGCTCGCGCTCGATGTCTGGATAATTGCAGACACAAGCCACATCTAAGAGTGTGGCTGCTATTAGTCCCAAATAGAGGGATGTATTCACTTCGGACTCATACGTTCCTAGTGGATTGTCCCCCTTACGGGGACGGCTGTTCTTAGTTTCCATGATTTATATCTTGGTAGCTTTCCAGCTGAACCTTGAACTCAATAGCTGCTAACCTCTTAGACGACCCAGGGTTCTCACCCCAGATCAAACACTACATGTTCCTATCCGTTCACCACCGTCCACTTGCAGGGCCCTATGAGGGATGCTCGCAGGACGGTGGCTAATAAGACATACTGAGGCGAGGCTCTTCAGCCCTCCTCATTCAAGAGTTTGTCAAGTTGCCCTGACGCCAAAATGACGTGCAGTAGGCCACCTAACATAGTCTTGAGGATCGCGTCAGTGATAGCCCCACCCGATTGGACGGGGCGATCAAGAACGAGATAGCAGGACGCACCTGGCGTAACGCCACCGGTATCAGCGATATCGGTATTGTTTGCCAAGTAGTCCATGCGTACCATCGAGCGTGTGCGCTGCTTGAAGCCGGTTCCAACCTTAGTATGTCCAATGGACAAAGTCTGAGGAGTGGTTCCTGCTGTAGCAGCGACACGTCGCTTTGTGGTGGATCCGAGCGGACTGGCGATCGACGCAAATGTCGTAGCACCAGCTGACCCGGGTAGTGTAATCGAACCAGCATTGCTGGTTACGGTTAGATCTGCGGTTAACATATGATTCAGCTTAACGGTTGAGTTGTGTGTAGTGAAACATCACCCAGAGAACATGACGAACGATAGCCCCTACTCT